GATTCCGGTGGTCCAATGGTCCAATATTAATATTAAATATTAATATATCATGATGTTACATGAATTTCTTTAATGCTTTAGAACGAGGGAGCTTAACGCTCCCTCTTCTACCGGATTCCGGTGGTCCGGTGGTCCAAATAATCAGGTCATCCAACGCAACAAACTCTCTCTTCTATCTATCTTCCTCTTAAAACCCTATTTATTTTTGATTGGACGAATTATTTTTTTGGAGTTGATATAATACATCACTCAATCATTAAAAGTTCACCAAAACCAAAAAAAATAGCATTTTTAAAGTAAAATTTTTAAAAAAAAAAATAAACTTCTTCATATAATATATATATAATTAACATGGAAAGAATTAAAGAATTGAATAGGTTAATTAAATACATTTTGAAACACCACAAACCAAATTTACTTGATTTTCCTTTAATGGACAAATTGATTTTACATTATGCGGATGAGTTGTTCATTGAGTTGAACGACAGGGAGTTCAATTACGTCAAATGGACGGTTAAATCCCTGTTGTCCAAAGAACTAATCCTGCGCAGGTCCATAAAAAACCTAAATGGAAAAAAATGACTTTTTAAATATAATATATAATAAAAAAAAATTAATAAAATGGAATACGCAGAGTTAAAAAAAGAATTTATCAAATACAACTATCAGTTGACAAGGGCAATTTTAGATGGTGATTACAAGTCTATTGAGAGCTTAAATCTCATCTTAAATCATTATATTGCTGAAATGCTTGATAAAATTAAATTTGAAAGAATTGGAGCAAAAAATACAGAGGTTAAAAAGGCTGTGTAATGTTTTAAAGGACGCGGAAAATACCATTGAATACAAAAAGGATATTCCGAGGCTATCATTCAGGATCATGCGAATTTGGGTTTTTGATAAAATCCACTTTTGTATGATCATGTCTGATGAAAAAGTCCATTATCTGGTTCCTGAGGATCTAAATTCCGATGAAATCATGGAAATCATCGAGGATCTTGAAAAAATACTGACTCAATAGATGACGGTGAATGAATGGTTTACTGAAAATTGGGATATGATACAGCGAGTAGCTAAGGATATATTGGGAGATAGATTTCGCGAAGGAATAAGTGAATACTATATTACTATGATAGAAAAAAACAAAGTTCCACAAAGCAAATTTCATACATATTGGTTCATGCGAAATCTAAAATTACCCAATTCAAAAATAAACTATATCCCATCAGTTTTAAAAAATTCAGCTCCTGATGATTTCGATATACCCGATATTGATATAGATACTAAAATTGATTTAATGATAGATTTAAATGACGAAATAATAGTAGATTTTCTAATTAACAATTATAATAATGAAAAATGGTTAAAAATCTATAATGCGATCTATGGTAGAAAAATTAATTTAGATTTTTTTGAAGAAATACTCTTTGAATATGTTTTTATAGATGGTTTGAGTATATCAAAGATCCGAGAGATTACTGGTTGTTCACAATCTTTCATATATAAAATGAGAAAAGAACTAATAGAAAAAATAAAAAAGGAACTATGATTGAATTATATTTAATTGTTTTAGCTATAGCTAATTTAATAACAGAACAAAAAATTATTAGAGATCAAATAATCAAAATCTATGATATAGAAAATTATATTTATTGGTCGAAATCTAAAAGGTTCTTTTTTGACTTGATTTCTTGTCCCTCGTGTGCTTCATTTCATATTGGGTGGATAATTAGTCTACTAATCGGTTTGGGTTTATTAGAAGCGATAAAAACAGGTCTTATAGCGATGTTTTTATATGCTGTCATAGAAAAAATAAAAAGATAAATTATGAGTCATAAAATTATTCAAGAATGTGAATCTTTAAAATGGAATAGAGATAAAGTCCAAAAGTGGTTTTCATATGGATTATCACCAAAATGGGGATTGAGTCAAGAATTATTGGCTTATATGTATAAATTATATCAAGATTCATCCGGTGATACTTCCTATGTTGGTAGATGGGGTTGTTTTTCCTGTCAGATGACAATATACCAAAAATTATTAGATTTCCTAAATTATGGTGATAATTTAGGTAAAGAATTGATAAATTGGGAACCAACAAAAAAGAAAAATAAAAATCATGACGGTAAGACAAAAAATAAATCTTAATGTTCCAGAATCTTTTGATGATATAACCTTGAATCAATGGAAGAGATTATTGAAATTACAAATGGAATCTAAAATAGAAAATGAGTTAGACTTATATAAGATGAGAATAGCTCAATTACATATTTTAAATCCAGATGTTACCGAAGACGAACTTAAAAGATTGAGTTTATCCCAATTGACAGATTATTTTAAATCAATTCAATTTTTAGATTTAGAACAACCAGTTAAAGAAAACCAGAAACAAATCATTGTAGATGGTAAAACATACCGATTCAACCATTTTAAAAATATGAGTTTAGAACAATGGATAGATGCCGAAAAATGGACAGATATAGAAGATTGTCATAAGTTGATCAGTATATTTTATTTAAATGCTAATGATTATAATAATATAGAACAAGAAAAGATTGCTGATTGGTTAGATAGGTCTCCCGCTCATGTTGGGTTTTGGACAATTTCGCAGTTTTTTTTTATTCAAAAGTCATTAGAGATCGCTATAAATCTTTATTCCGAACAGATGATTCAAAGGGCAAAAAAGGTGGAGAGAGTGGTTTATTGGAGCAAAAAAATAAACCAAGCAATGAAGCGGTTTGGTTTAACATTTTACACCAAGTAACTGATTATGATTTAGAAAAAGTAATGAAGTATTTGAAATATAATCATCAAGTAGTTTTCAGTCATATTATATTGGTGGAACGTAGAAACTTAGAATTAAAACGTGAATTGAGCCGAATTAATAGAAAATAATGGTCATTAACGTGACTATAATAGAAAAAATTAACTTAAATATATGACTAAAAGAAAAAATCCAGCTTATCATAAGAAAAAATTACTAATAGCTTTAGAAAAAACCTTGGGAATCGTTACTACAGCTTGTAAATTAGTAGGAATAAGCAAAAAACAATTTTATGAATATTGTAGAACAGATGAAGAGTTTAAAAAATCTGTTGATGAAATTCAAGATATTACCTTAGATTTTGTTGAGAGTCAATTACTCGAAAAGATTAAAGAAGGTAGTGAAAAATCTATACTTTTTTACATGAGGTATAGAGGCAAAAAAAGGGGATATAGCGATAGCGTAGATGTAACTTCCGGTGGTGAAGCTATTAAGAACATAACTTTTGAAATAGTTAATAGAAAAAAAGAAGATTTAGATTTAGATGAATCTGAAGATTAAAGCTACTAATGTTTTTGATCGCAACCTAAAAGCTTATGAAGATAAGTTTAGATTCATTATAAATATGGGTGGGACTCGTAGCTCAAAGACTTATTCTTTGTGCCAATTAATGATTTCTATAGCTCTATCCGAACCAAAGACGGTAATTAGCATTGTTAGAAGAACTGGTCCAGCTCTTAGAGCTTCGGTGATGAAGGATTTGATTGGTATCTTAAAAGATTGGGGTTTATACAATCAAGAATACCATCAAAAAACAGAATGGACTTATTATTTCCCAAATGGTAGCGAGATATGCTTTTTTAGTGCTGATAATGATTTGAAATTAAGAGGTAGATCACATGATATAGTATGGATCAATGAAGCTAATGAGTTAAATTGGGATATATTTAGTGAACTAAATCAAAGAACCAGAAAAGCTATCTTTATTGATTTTAATCCAAGTGATTTCTATAGCTATATTTATGATTTGTATTCAAGAAAAGAGACTAAATTAATAAAATCAAATTATTTAGATAATCCCTTTTTATCCGAAGAGTTAATTAGAGAAATAGAACATTATAAAGTAACCGATCCATGGAGATGGAGAGTCATGGGATTAGGTGAGATTGGTGAATCCCCTGAATTAGTTTTTGATACCTGGTATTATTACGATGATGAACCGATAGATAGTGAGGGTAATTTGTTGGGTTCTGTAGCTTATGGTGTGGATTGGGGATTTAAAGACCCAACAACTATCATAAAAGCTCAGCTCTATGATGGGGTGAGTGGATGGGAATTATATTTAAGAGAAATCTTATATGAAACTCATCTAACACCACAGGATATTTTGAATAGATTTGATAGAATTGACAAATATACCGAAATATATTGCGATCATAGGCCCGAATATGTTGAAATGTTAAGGGAATGGAATATAAAACCAGCTAATAAAAATATAATTAGTGGTATAATGAGTATGAAAGATTGTAAGATTTATTTACATAGAGGGAGTGAAAATTTGATTAAAGAGTTTAGAAACTATAAATTTAAGAAAATTGAGGATAAAGTTACAGATACTCCAGTAGACGCCTACAATCACGCTATTGATGCTTCAAGATACGCATTGATGGGTTTAAAGGGTTCTGGTGTTAAAGATTGGAGATTATTATTTTAGCCCAAAACGAAAATAATAATTCAAGTGATGTATTATATCAACTTTCAAAAAATGATCCATCTAATCAAATAAAAATTGAATTTAGAATAAATTACAATATAATCATGGAGTTAATTATTAAACCAAATTGGAGTTCAGATCAATGGGAAATTATCAATGGGACTTTTTCAGTGTATCAAAATGTAAGTGGAAATGAAATAACCATTTGGAGTTCGATTGATATACCAATCAATGAGATACTCAGAGTTCGACAATCAAACACCGATTGGGTAGGTAAAGTATATGATAAATATCCAACTGGGAATCGTTGGGTCATTTTTATTAAGATTTATTACGGTATAAGTGATTTATCTAATATAGTTAGTGTTCAAAAACAAGTCGACTTTACGGTCAATGAACTTGATGGTGAATTTTCAATAGACCTTAATATAAGGATTTTTGATTTAAAGGAATTAAAACGAAGTTCAGCTTTTAGTAAGACAATTGATATCCCATTTAGTGAAAATAATAATTTGATTTTTAGTCAAATCTATAATGTTAATATAGATACCGGATTCAACCCAAAGAAAAAATGTGGTGCCCTAATTACTGATGGTGGTATTTTATTATTGAGTGGATATCTACAAATACAAGATATAGATTTGCCAAATAAAATATACAAGTGTGTTTTCTTTGGTGATAATAAAAATTTATTCGATGATATTGGGGATAAGTTTATTTTTGGTAATAGAAATTGGAATGATGATTTAGATTTGAATTTTTTGATACATAATAAATATCAAAGTGAAATGATGGATTCCTGGAATGGGAATAGGGACTGGGTATATGGTTTGATTTCTACTGAAACAGATATCTATACTTTAGAGTATATGACCGGTCAAGGTATACATACCCAAGGAGTTGAACCTAAAAGATGGAAAGTTTATATTAGAGCTAAAGCTATTTTAGATGCTATTTTTAAAAAATGGGGATGGGAATATGAATCAGACTTTTTAAATAGTAAGATTTTCAAAAACCTTACTATATTACCAAATTTATTAGATGCCCCTGGTTCTGATGTTGTTAAATGGAGTATAGGAAACCCACCAAGTTATTCATATAATATAAATAGATCAACACCATCAAATACGATTTATAATAATTTACCCTTTACTACCTTAGTTCATGATCCCTTTTCATCTTATAACCCTGTTACATGGGAGTTCGTGATTCCATATGATGGGGCATTTTCAGTTAATATGATGTTAAATTTTAATTCACAGGTATCCCAACTTATTAGTCCAAATAATGCTGAAAAAAAATTAGATAATTTAACTATAGTTCCAGTAGTTTATAGAAGAGGTGTGGAGATTTGGAGAAATGAGAATTGGTTTAAACAATCTGGATCTTTGAAGCCAATTTTTAGTAATAACTCCGGTGTAATAGGATATATTATAAATAGTCAAAGTAGATTACAAATCAAAGAAGCTCCCTTAGGAATAAATTTAAAAAGTGGTGATGTTTTGAAATTTTATGCCAAGTTGAGTCCAGATAGCTATTTTAGTGCGCTTACTGTTACAGGTAAAAAAGTTCAAAATGTCGTTCCAAATAAAGCTGATTTATTTCCAGATGATGAAGTTAATTTTATTTCCCTGGTTGGTGATAAAGATTTGGTAAATCCTGCTCCTCTTTTTAATAAGATTAAACAAGCTGATTTTATTGGTGATATCGTTAAGATGTTTAACCTCTATATCAAACCAGATAAATACAACTCGAGGAAGTTTTTAATTGAACCAAGAGATGATTTTTATAAAAAGGGTAAGGTGGTTGATTTTTTAGACTATGATAGAGATGATGTAAATATAAATTATTTAATTGATATAGCTGCTAAGAAATATAAATTTACCTATTCATCAGGTGATGATGACGCTAATAAACAATTTACCAGCTTAACCAGAGGTAGAATTTTTGGGGATGCTTTAATTGAATCTGAAAATGATTGTTTTAAGAATGAGAAAATAATTGAGTTAAAGGCAGTCCCTACAATTATAAGACCAGCTCATTCATCTAATAATATATTCTTACCAAGCATAGAAAATGGTAGTAAGAATAGTAAATCCAGATTTTTATTTTATAATGGTAAGATAGAAACTAATAATACCTTCAAATATACTTACTGGACTACCGCAACTCAATCAGTAACAGTAACCCAGTCTTGGTATCCAGGATTTAGTAATTTTATTGATTTTAATAATCCATCAAGCGATTCTATATTATTTGCTTCAAATGATTCTACTCTAAAAGAACTGAGTTTATATTATAATTATTGGGAAAACGAGATTGAAACTTATATTGATAAAAATTCACATATCTTAACTTTAAAAGTCAGATTGAATTCTAATTTATATTCAAGAATAGATTTTAACGATTTATATTATTTCGAGATTGATGGTAATGGGGCATACTATACATTATTGAGTATTGAAGGATTTGATCCAAGTGTTAATAGTTTGACCACAATGAAGTTTTTAAATTATATTGACTATAGAGATTCTAAACCAAAAAGAAGTCGGTTTATATTTAGCGGTGGTGTGAGCGGTGTGGGAGATTTACCTAATCCCAATTTTGGTGGTGATTTTTTTAGTGATGGTGGTGGCATAATAGGTGGTAATAATGGTATTATACTTAGAGATGATTCATTAAACGGAGTTTATGCTGGTAGTGACTTAGTAATTGGCAATAATAAGAATTTTTTTATAATAGGTGATAATATAGTTGTATCTGATGGTTTAAAAGATTTTTACCTTTTTGGTGGTCGAAATCTAAATATAACTACTAATAATGTTGTTTCTTTTGGTGGCATCGGTAAGACATTTTCTAATCCCAATGTTTTTTTATTTAATAATTACAATCCAGTTTTAACCAAGAAAAACCCATACTCAATTAGTAATCCGGAAGAAGGTATGATAGCTTATGCTGGTGCGACACAAGGTATAATGGTTTGGGATGGTTCAAATTGGATTGGTGGGATCAGCGGATCAAGTGGTAGTTCGGGTAGTTCGGGAACATCCGGATCAAGTGGTAGTTCGGGTAGTTCGGGAACATCCGGATCAAGTGGTAGTTCAGGAACATCCGGATCTGATTTGATTAATAATTGGGATTATACCCAAGTTGGTGATGCTGATTTTGGAGCTTCTAATGATTGGGATACTGTAATGACAGTCTCTCCAACAGCTTCTGGTTGGGGAATCATAGCTTATCAAGCGAATATTAGTGGGGGTAATGACGGTGGAATGAATCATTATATAAATTACAAATTGGTTATTGATGGGAATGATTATAATTCTGGTTCTATATGGGTGATATCTGGTAAAAAAACACAGATTAGTGGAACTTGGTATGCTTTTTTCACATCAAGTGTTTCTTTAGAATTACAAAGCACTGGATTTAGTAAAACTCTCTATTCAGGTTCTAATATGACTGTTGTTAAATTAAAAAATTAAAGAGTTTATATGTCTAAAAAGTTAGTATTTGATTTAAATTTAAATGTAGGTGATGCGCAAAAGAGTATAGAAGATTTTTTAACTTCAACCAGTTCTGCTAAAATTAAATTAAAAGAGTTAGAAAAAGCAGCTATTGAAGCTTCCTTGAATGGTAATGCGGCTTTGAGTGAAAAATTTGCTAAAGCTGCTGGTCAACTTAAAGATATTATTGGCGATACAAGAAAGGAGATTAATAATTTTGCGTCCGATACAAGAAAATTAGACGTAGCTATAGGGGCAGTTCAAGGCATCGCAGGGGCTTTTGCTTCAACAGCTGGGGCGGTTGGTCTATTATCAGGTGAAAATAAGGATCTACAAAAAACAATAGCTACCGTAACTTCTTCCTTAGCTATATTAAATGGTATTCAACAAGTTTCAAATACCCTTAATAAGAACAGTGCTACTGGGGCAGCTTTATATTCCGCTGCTAATAAAGTTCTTAATTTTAGTATAAAAGAGACAGCAGTAAGTTTGGGAGTTTTTAGAACAGCTTTAATAGCCACCGGTATAGGAGCTGCGGTTGTAGCTTTGGGACTATTGATAGCTAATTTTGAGAAACTTAAATCGGTATTAAATGGTGTTTCAAAAACCGATAAAAATTTATTAGAAAGTGCTAAAGCCAAAGTAGATGCGAGTGAAAAGGAATTAAAAAATATAAGTGATAGCGAAAATATATTAAAGAGACAAGGCAAAACACAAAGGGAAATTTTAGAACTGAAGATAAATGCGGTCAAAGGGGCTATAAAAGAACAAGAAATAGTTTTACAAACAACTAAAAACCAAAGAGATGCCCAAATAAAAGCTGCTGAAAGAAATAAAGAGATCTTAAAAGGTATTTTAGATTTTGTATCCATACCATTGACTCTAATTTTAGAAACAGTAGATCAAGTTGGTAAAGCTTTTGGTAAGAATTTTGGGTTAAGAGAGGGATTTAAAGATAGAGTAGCTAATCTTATTTTTGATCCAGAAGAGACAAAGAAAAAAGGTGATGAAGAAGTAGCTGCTCAACAAGAAACATTGAACAAATTAAAGAATGAATTAGCTGGATTTGAATTGGCGGCCAAAGAAATTGATAATAAATCCTTCAAAGAACGCCAAGAGAGGATAAAAAAAGAAGCGGAAGAGGCTAAAAAAACTGCTGAATCTATTCGTGAAGCAGAAATTAGAGCTATAAATGATAAAAATCAACAAGAATTGGCAGCTTTTGATGAAAAGGCTAAAAAGGAGATTGAATCTGCTAAAGGAAATTTTCAATTAATTGAAAAATTACAAGCTGCTCATTTAGTTGAAAGGCAAAAAATCATAGATAGACAGGCTAAAGAAGCTGAAGATAAGAGAAAACAGGAGCAACAGAAAGAAAAAGAAGATCTTAAAAAGAAATTTGACGAACAACTTAGTTTAATTAGAGCTGAAAAACTTAAACAGATCGAAAATCAGACTCTAAGTTTAGACAAACTTAAAGAATTAAATGATAAGGAGATTCAAATTTTTAAAGAACAATATGATCTTAAATTAATTACAGAAGAAGAATACTTACAAGCTAAATTATCCTTAAATGAAAAATATAATAACAAAAAAAAGGAGTTAGAAGATAAGGATAAAGAAAGAGAAACAAAATTAAATGAGTTTAAGATAAACTCAGCCGATTCAACATTTGGTATATTAAATGATATCAATGCTACTTTTGCTAATCAGAGTGAAAATAATGCTAAAAAGGCATTTGAAAACAATAAAAAGATACAAATAGCTGAAACATTAATTTCTACTTATTTTGCGGCTCAAAAAGCTTACACATCACAAATTTTACCTGGTGATCCAACATCGCTTATTAGAGCAAAAATAGCTGCTGGTTTATCAATAGCTGCTGGTCTCGCAAGAGTAGCAAAAATTAAATCAACAACGCTTCAAGGTGGATTTGGTGGGTCAAACGATTCATCGGTTTCATCCGGTGAAAGATCTGGATCATTCAATCCTTTCATAAATCCACCAGAAGCTTCAAGAGTGATTGTTCCAGAAGGAATTTCAAATAGAAATCCATCTAATCAAAGAGTATATGTTCTTGAATCTGATATAACAAAAACCCAAGAAAGAGTAAGGGTGATAGAGTCTAACTCCAACGCCCAGTTTTAAATAAAAAGATGGACTAAAATTACAATATGAATATGAAAGAAGTAACAACTTTTGATGTTTATATAGATGAAGAATCTGAATTAGGTGTTGATAAAATCTCATTGGTTAAAAAACCAGCTATTTTAACCGATTTTATTTATCTTAGTGAAGAAGAACAACATGATTCTTACAAACAAGTTTTTTTGAGTGAAGATAGGAGAATCATTACTGGTCCCGTTTTGATTCCAAATTTAGAGATTCTTAGAAAGGACGATGATGGTGAACCATATTATATTAAATATAATGAAGAACAAATTGAAAAAATTACACAAAAGTTTTTTAAAGCTAAAGACCAATTTTCAGTAAATAAAGATCATAAAACTGATGTTAATAATGTTTATATCTATGAATCTTGGATTGTTGGTCAAAATGACAAAAGTAAAGATTTAGGATTTGATTTACCACAGGGAACTTGGATGATATCTATGAAAGTAGATGATGATGAAATTTGGGATGGTGTAAAAAGTGGTAAATATAAGGGATTTAGCATTGAAGGATTATTTAAGTTTAAAAGAAGCTCTAAATTGATTAAACAAAAGAAATGGAGTAAAAGAGACATTAAATCTTCTAATGTAGATAGAGTCTTATTTAATGATGAAAATAATCAATTGGTTGTTCAATTTAATGATGGATCAAAATATACTTATTTTGATGTTAATTTTTCAGAGTTTATATCAGTAATTGATGGGCTTGCTGAGTGTAAAACCGAAGGTAAGAATAAATGGGGTGAGTGGTATGTAGGGAAAAGTCCAAGCGTAGGAGCTGCGGTTTGGGAATACTTAATTAACACTGGTAAATCTTATACCAAAGGAGCTACATTCCAAGAAGAAGTTGTTTTAGATCATAATGAATTAAATCTACAAAAAGATACAAAAAATAAAAATGTAAATATGGTAAGTGCTATTTTAAAAGATGGTTCGACACTTTATACAGATGCTGAATCTATTCAAGTGGGTGTCGATGTTTATTTTATGAATGGTGAAGAAAAAGTTAAACCAGAAGCTGGAGAATATGTTTTAGAAGATGGTTCTACTATCTTGGTTGATGAAAGTGGTAAAATCGCTGACATCAAATCAAATGAAAGCGAAAATCTCCAGTCCGAAAACCAAAAAGAAAATGAGCAAAAAGAAACTAAAATGGAGTTAGATCCTATGTTAGCTGAACAATTTGAAGCTTTAAAGGTCATGATTGAAAACCTTAATTTAAAAATTGATTCTCTTATTGGTTCACAAATGAGCCAAGTTAAACAATCAATAGAAAACCTCGAAGTAAAATTAGAAAAACTAACAGTGGAAGCTGAAATGAAATTAGTTGACACTGTAGATTCAAAAAATAAAATTAATCAGAGTGATATTGAAAATAAAAAGAGAACTCTTGATTACAATTTAATTACAAAAATGAATAAAAAGTTCTAATAATCAATCCAAAAAGGATAAAAAAAAATAAAATATAAAAAATGAGTTCATTCGTAAACAATACCACATATTCAGGTAAACAAGCTTTTGAATTTTACGCATCTATTATTGATGCTGAGTTTTCTTCAAGAAGCGAATGGAAAAATCTTTCTTCAATAAAAAATGAAGTATTGGTTCCACAAATTTCTCTATCAGGAATTACTAAAACTGGTGAATTTTGTGATTTTGGAGCTACTGGTTCTGTAACATTATCAAGAAAATCAGTAAAGGTATGTCCTATTTATGTGAATCTTGAGATTTGTAAAAAAGATATTGAACCAACATTCCTATCTGAAAGAATGAATGCTGGTCAATTAAATGGTGAGTGGGGACCAAATGAAATGACCGACTTTTTAATTTCATATGTTAAAGATCAAGTTAACTATGATTTAGAAGTTCAAACTTGGAATGGAGCTACAAGCTCTTGTTCTGGTGGTTTGGTAAATCAAGCTTTATCGGATCCTACTACTATTAAAGTAACTGCTACAGCTTCAACTATTACTGCTTCAAATGTATTGGGTGAAATAGAAAAAGTTCTTGTAGCTACTCCTGCTAAAGTAAGAGAAAGAGATGACTACGTGATCTATGTATCTCGTCAAATTGCTTTTTCTTTCCGTCAAGCTATCGGAGCTTTAACCATTCCTTATTTTAAAGCTGGTGAAAAACCTGAATTAGCCTATAATGGATATAAGCTTAAAGAAACCCCAGGTTTGAATGCTAAACAAATGTTTGCTACTAATATTTCTAACCTTTGGAATATAAATGACTTAGGTTCAGATGAACAAAGATTAATCGTAGTGGATATGACAAATACAACTGCTGAACCAAAATCAAGGTTAGCCATGCAATTTAAATATACTCCTTCTTATGGTATTGGTGCTGAGGTAGTTCTATACAACTAATCACCAAAAAAAAAAATTAAAAAAATAAAATGGCTTATTGCGATGATATAGATAGAGGATTAGAGACCTTTTGCGATATTAATTTAGGTGGGATTATAAATGCTTATGTAGCTGACTTTGATAAGGTCTCATCATATGGTTTTACCGCATCTAATACGGTAATCAACTCAATTACTATGGGTTCTACAGCATCATATTTTTATAAATTTAATGTTCGCGAAGACACTTCAAAACTTGATATAAAAAACACACCAACTCTTAGCGCTGATTTGGTAAGTCAAATAGGAACTTTGGTTTTTCCAAAACTATCAACCATTAAAAATTCAGCTATTAATCTATTAAGGGGTAAGAAATTAATTGTTATTTACGAAGATTCAAATGGTCAATTATGGTTAAGTGGTAGGAAATTTGGTGTTAGAGTAACTAATATAGAAGTAACAACCGGAGCAGATAGAAATGATGATAACATCTATACCGTAGAATTTACTGCTCGTGAAACTAATTTTCCTTATGAGGTTTCAAGTAAGTCTGTTATACCTGTAGCTCCATAGTTTCAAGTTCCATAGTATAATTAAAAAAAAAGACCAGTCCCATTGCGGATTGGTTTTTTTTTTATGCGAAAACAATTTCAATTTTGATTACAATATAAATATGATTAACATATCAGTAGGAGCTACCAATTCTTTTAGTTTAAGGTTAAATGATAATTTAACTATCAATAATCCTATTTTTTTATTTGAACTAACTTCTGTTCAATCAAATGAAAAATTCTATTTCACAGCTCAAGATTTATCTACCACAACACGATTCAATAGTTTTAAAGTGTATGAAGTTTCAAACACATCAATACCAATAGCTCTAACAGCAAGCATACCTAAAATTAAATTAGGATATGGTGGTTCCTACTTATATAAAGTATACCAAACCACTAATTATTCATTAAATCCAACTGATGTGGTTTTAGATAGCGGTATAGCTATTTTTAAGAATGATGAATATGAAGATTTTTTTTTTTGAATTAAATGAAGATGACAAAGAATATGTTTTTGATCAACATCAAACAAATACTTCGTTTGATTATGAAGATGGGGATGTTTTTAGCATATTTGATGAATAATCACAATAAAATAATATAAAACAATAATTATGGCTTTGTTCAATAATGATAAAAAAGAAAAAAATATAAATCCGAATGACTTTATAGCCAGTTTGAATTTGGATAGAATTGAATTACCAAGACTAACTGAATTACCTAACTATAAGTTTATTAATTATGGTGAGGATAATCTCTATCCACAATACTTAGTCAAATTAACCAGAACATCTGCGTTACATAGAACTATCATTGAAAATAAATCTAAATTAGTAGCTGGTTCGGGATTAACAGTAAATGAATTACCACTTAAAGATTGGATAAAGACATTAAATGGCCCAACAGCTATTAGAGTCCAAAATCTATTCTTTAATACGAAGTTCCCTTTAAGAGATTGGATTAAAAGAACTGCTAAAGATTTTGAGATATTTGGAGCTTATAGTTCGGAAGTAATTTGGAGTAGCAATTTTGAGTATATTAAAATCTTAAAACATTTAGATACATCTAAGATTAGATCTGGCATTATGAATAAAAATGGTGAGATTGAGTGTTACTATTTTAGTAGAGATTGGAATAGATGGAATACCAAAGATATAATTAGAATACCTGTTTTTTCTTATGAAAATAATGAATCATATAATCAAATAATTTATAAAAAGGAATATAACCCAGATTTAGAATACTATACCGAACCTTCTTATATAGGTGGATTAACATATATCAATTTGGATAGCGAATTAGGATTATTTAATTTAAGTCATATTCAAAATGGATTGAATCCAGGATTGATTTTTAAAGTCCCTTTTCAATTTAAAAGCAATGAAGAAAAGTTAGCATTCATAAATGAGTTTATGAATCATTATAGAGGTGCGAAAAACAATAAAAATCCTTTAATTCTTGCTAAGAATGGTGAACATACATGGGAGATTGAAAAAGTAGATGTTCCTAATTTTGATTCACAATTAATCGCTTTGGGTGAATTTATTTTACAGGAGTTAATTTTTGCCCATAGAATCACGAATGGAGCTTTAGTTGGTTTACAAACAAGCGGTAAATTAGGTGGTGTAAATCCGGATGAATTAAATTTTAGCAAAGACCAGTTTAATAAATTTGTTATTGAACCAAGTAGGTTAATGCTTGAAGAAACTTTACAAGATGTTTTAAAGACACATGGATTAGATGTAAAAATAAAAATAACCGATTAAAATGAGTGCTTATTTTTTTAGTGAAAATTGGATTAAAGCTAATACAGCTATATCAAATAATGTAGACTACCAAGATATAAAACCTTTTATAATTCCAGCTCAGGAACAATTAATTAAGAATCGTATTGGCAAATCTTTATATGATAGATTATTAGAATCTATTGAAAATGGGGATTATAATAATGATGAGTTAGAGTTAATTAAATTAATTAGACCCGCAGTCGCATATTATACTGTATATTTAGCTTTACCTTTTTTACAAACCAAAATTAGAAGAGCTGGTGTAATTAGAAATGCTGACCAGTTTATACAAACTGTTACTAAACAAGAAATGCTTGATTTACGTCAAGAATTTTTACAAATGTCCGGCTTTTTTATGAAGAAAGTTGAAGATTGGTTATGTTTATATTCAAATTTATATCCTGAATATAGCGATTCAAATCCATTAAATGATAAAAATTACTATCAACCATATGATTTTGGTGGATTTATGACTTATAAATCTAATTCATATGGATTAGGTGATAGAGATTTAATTTTAAAAACAATAAATTATAAAAAATACTAATAATATGAGTGAAGTAATTATAGCTATATTATCTATGTTTGGTGGAGGATTAGGTCAATATATTATTTCCTCTAAATTAATACCAAAAAGGGAAGAAAGAGAAGCTGATAAAATTTTGATCGATACTTTAATGGATCGAATCAATATACTTGAAGGTAGAATAGATCAACAAACTATAGTAATTAAGGATTTAATTAAAGAAAATGCTGAATTAAAAGCTGAATTAGATTATTTAAAAAAAGATCACGATAAAAAATGATATATTCTTTACAAAAAATTATTAATACCTTTGGTCAAATAGCTGATGATCATTTAGAGATCGATTCTTGGGATTATGGATTTGAGTTCAAGATCACAAATCAGCTCCAAAAAAACCAAAATATGCGTCAATTTTTTATTCAACCAATCAACACACAAGTGATTCTTGGTAGGAATAATGTTTTTAATGATAGAAGATTTATTTTATGGTGTTATGATTTTAAAAGAGGAGATGATTTGAATGAAATTAGCGTTTGGAATCAAACTGAAGCTATTTTGATTGATATAATTAGGCAATTTAATTTTGGTAGTAAAGATTATAAGATTACCAATCAACCAATTTTAACTCCTTTTGCTGATAGATTTGGTGAGGATTTGATTGGATACTTTTGCGAAATAGCTATACAGACAGCAGAGAATGTAGGAACCTGTGAGATTCCATTAAAAAATTAAAAATATAAATGAAAACCTTTATACAATCATGGGCTGAGAGCTTAGGCATAACACAACCAAAAAATGGATCCTGGATTCAAGCTATCGCTGAATACTATGGAGCTACTCAGGCTGTAAATGGATCTTGGTTACAAGCTATTTCTTATAAAATAAATAGATTTGAAACTATAAATGGATCCTGGATTCAAGCCATAGCTTTTGAGAATGGAGCTACAGAAACTATTAATGGGAATTGGATTCAAGCGATTATAGAAGGCACAGATCCACAAGCAAAGGCGTTTATTGATCGAATGGAAGCAGATGGAGCTATTATAAGCAATAGCGTTAAAGCGGACATTAATAAAACAATCAAACAACTTAAAACAATCCTTGGCACTACTGATATCCATTCGCGTGTCAAGAGTATGTTAATACCCCATTGGGGTAACAAAAATGCTACCGGAACTGGTCAGACTGCCGGCGGTAGGGCTTGTTCAAAGATATACAACTTGTGTGGGGCGGTCGGTGATGTGGTTCAAAATACAGCTACTGCTCAACCCCTATTATTAAGACATACAGGGCAAAATTATGCTTACATACCAGATTTTACCACTGGCTTTAATCACTTTACCACACCAAGTTCAGCCGCAAATACTTTTACAAACAAAATAAACATTGTTGCTTATGTATCTTATCTGTCAAGGAACACAATCGGATTTACTAAATGTATTCTTGGTAAATGTAATGTGGGGAATAATGACAATTATGTATTAGGTTTTCAAGATAGAACAATAAGATTTGTGTATAGGGATATTAATGCTGGTGTTGTTCGGGTAATAACATCAAGCAACTTGTTACCCACATTCGGTACTGTATATACAGGTTGGGTTGGGTTTACGTTTGATACAGTTTCAGGCAATTACACGTTCAGATTATCTAATGACAGTGTAGATACCGATATTAATTCAATTAATTGGACAACAAATGAAAGTGGAGTAGCGCAATTTCCCGTGCCAACACTTCACGCAACTCCAGATGTTCTATGTATAGGAGCTTTAATGAATGTTAATTCAGTCACAAGATTATTAGGCGGATATATTTATAGAGTTGTGTTAAGTGAAGATTTTAACGGCACGGTATTAGTTGACTTCAATCCGAATGAATACAACAGAGCCAACAATCAAAATAGTTGGGTAAGTGCTACTGGTGAAACATGGACAATAAGCACAAATACAAATACAACAGGGTTAAAGGCTACTGTTGTTGATAAGACGATGATACAAGGAGATGGAACATCATACGGTATGCAAGCACCAAGTTTAAATATAAATGAAGGGGCTTTTACTAATTTTGTTATATTCAAAAAATTCAGCAATTCAAACAGTGCTATTGGGGTATTAACAGAATTGTCTAATAACTTTAATTCAAATCAAGGTTTTTCTGCTGGTATAAACGACCTTAATAATTCATCCTTATCATTTGGGACAAGGGCAAATGTAGGTCAAAATGTAGGTTCTTACAACAACTCTAATTTAAATGTTCAAATAATTATGGGAGATTGGGATTTTTCAAGGCCCCATCCTGAAACATTATTGTATAGTAATAATGTACAGGCAACAACTATTCAGCAATTTGCAAATGATGATAATACAGGTAATATGAACGGAACAAGCTACAATATATTAGCCCGAAATAATGCAGGTTCAGTTTGGAGTAATACCCTATTTTTAGGAGATATAGTAATAAGTGGTATATTAACCACAGCAGAACGCAACGCAATTTACAATTTATTGAAAACAAAATTTAACTTGTAAAATTATGAATGAAGTTAATTACCCTCTATTCTATCAATGTTCAACTCAAGCTGAATTTAATCAGTTAAACCAACAAGCTGGGCAATTACTTGGTATGCCTAATGAAGACACGGAACAGTACGCTAAACCTATCATTGACAAACACGGCAACTACTGGTTTGTAGTAAACCCCGAAGTAGTTAGTTTGGTAGATGTAGACGACTGTGTTAATTTTGACCAAATAGAATTTGAACAATTGAACAATGATTAATAATTCTCTTTTACAATTATATGAAGCTATTGGTAAGAACCTTAGAGCAAGAATAATTAAAATTCTTGCTATAAACAATAAAGTAGCTTCCGGTAACCTAATTAGTTCAATAGAGGTTCTAACTGGTGCGAAAAATGGTCAATTATTTATAGACCTTTTTATGGAGGATTATTGGTATTTTGTTAATTGGGGTAGGAAACCTGGTAAATTTCCACCCTTAAATAAAATTAAAGAATGGTTACGATATAAAGGAATACCTGAAAATTTAGCTTTCCCTATATCAAGAAAGATAGCTCTAAAGGGATATAAAGGTATATTCTTTTTAGAAGAAGCTGTAAATCAAATTGAAAGGGATTTTGAGAAGGAGATTAAAGAAGTATGGGGTCAAGACATTTATAATGAGCTTGAAGAACAATTAAAAAGAAGATTAATAAAATGAGTATAACATTAATAAAACAACCAAATGGGTTTCATAGTTCATTAAATACAAATTGGTGGAGTTTTGAGAGCAACATGAGATTTGCTCCAAGATTCAATATAAGAGCTACTATTCGTGATGGATCTGTAATATATAATACTCTTTTATTACCAACATCACCAAATAATCTAAGCGTTCTTGATATAAAGAACGTGATGAGAGATTATGTTTTGCCGGATTTTAATTGTTTTATAACCAATCCAACTCAATCGAAATCATTTAAGACTTACAAAATTGATTTACAAGAAACTTTTGAAGGTTTGTGGATTTTTGGAACTTCAAGTGGGGGTAAACTCGGAACAGTAAGTGTTGTAAACAATAATTATTTGACTTCATTTGCTACCCCAAGCACCGTAAGCGATATAGATTTTGTTGGCGGTAATGTTACTTCCCCTGAAGTATGGGCTATAAATTATGGAACTGCTTCCAATGGATATGTAAATTATATAAATTTATCAACAAATTCAAATACTTTTATTCCAGTAACCGCTTCAATTGGTAATAATTCATCTGGATATATGATTTTATCCAATTATAACATCTATACCAATGCGGCTACTTTTTCAACTGATTCTAAAAGAGCTATACTTGCTAACATAGATTATTTAGATTATAATGAAAGTAACAATTTTGATGGGTATATCATGGGTCAATCTACAAGTAAGTTCTTAACAAATTCCCCAAGAACTCAACCAATACAAGCTAATGAATACTCTACTTTAACTTTTCTTATGTCAACAACTCAAAGTATACATAGTGTTTTGTATACCGATAATCTTGGAGCTACGTTTAGTAAAAGTTTGATTGGATTAAGTCAAAGTATAAAAGTAGATATACCAACAGGGACTGCTAATTTAACTCAATTAAATCCAAATGCTAAGTCTTATTGCGTCCAACTTCAAAAAACCCATAATATACCACAATGGGCTTCTGCTGAGTTCTTAGTAACAGATTCTGGTGGAAATTGGGAAATTACTAATAACTATAATATAATTTGGGGTTCATACAATTTTATAATTTTTGCTGATCCAACAACTTATCCATCACCAATTAGTTTATATAATAACGTTATCTTATATTCTTATAATGAAGTAACCAACTCATTGATAAAAAATGATTACAATATATCGTTTACTGGTGATAATGCTTCTTTAACATTCACCTTGACAGCTAAAAATCCAGGATCAAATTTTAATTTCACAAATTTAAACATAAGTGGTGGTGCCAATTTATTTAGTTTAGCAACAACAAGTGGAAATGCTATAATTGGTTTAACAGCTTCAAGTGAGAAATTTTGCTATGAAATAAAATGTCTCAGATCTTTTACTGATTCAATTAGGTTAGCTTGGTTAAACCGATTAGGTGGTATAGATTATTGGACTTTTAGATTCATCGAATCTAATAATATAAGATTAGTTAGAAATAATTATAATAAAAATTTAAACTATGGTTCAACAAAGAGAGATAGATCATTATCTACGTATAAATTAGATTATTATAATGAATGGACAGTCGTGAGTGATATATTAGATGATGAAACAAGTGAATGGTTAGCTGAGCTTGCGACTTCTACTGAGGTATATTGGATTAGGGGAGCGGAATTGATTCCAATCACCATCATAGGATTTGATTATAGTTGGAATACTGGATTTGAAAATAGAGAAGCAAGATTTAATTTTAGATTGAGTAGAACCAATTACAAATAGTTTCTAATGATATACCATACCCAAGGAATGGAAAGAAACGCAATTAAATACCATATCCATTTAGGAATATGTTTTATGACTGAAACTCTTACCTCTTGTTTTGATGATTTTAGTTCGCTATATCTTTTTTGAAGATTTTTTATTTCAGATAGGTAGGTTTTTTCTTTGTCTTTAAACTGGCTTATGTAACCCTCTAAATCATAGCTGAACTTAACTATTCCATTTGTGCGAGAAATATAAAATTTATTACCGCCTACCGTAAATGTTTGATTAAAATCATCTCCCCTATCCTTAAACTCCGTTTCACCGGATTGTCTTTTTACTATTACAATGCTGTCTTTTTGCTTTACTTCAACAACATTATTTACCAATAAAGAAACGCTGTCTTTGATTATAACGCTATCTCTTATTGTGAATATTTGAGGAAACTTTTTATTACAAGCCTTTTCTGTTACACAACTTGTAAGGGTTAAAACAATAATTGTAAAAAATAAACGTATCATGATTTTTATTTATATTTTAGTTAAAATCCAAAAATGATTGATTATACAAATTTAATTTCAATTTTCCAGATGGATTGAACAATCTTTCAATTATTTGGCAAGACTCTCGTTGAATTTCAATCATAAAAATCTGATTTTCGAGTATATGTTTCCACCTTTTCTCTGGATCTGGTTCCCAATCTTTAAGCCCTTCCATTAATTTCTCTATTAGAATTATCGCATATGAGCCAAAACCGGCACAAGGATCAAGAAATGTTGAATTTGGATCCTTAAATAATTGGGGATCAATATTTGCCACATGTTCTTCAATAAGATAGAAATCTGTAAATACTTCACCAAAAGTATCCGCTTTTTCCTTTTCATATTTGGTGAGTTTGTTTATTTCCCCTTTTATCCTTTCAATTTCTTTGTAGTCCATGAACTATCCTAATAATTTTAATCTTTCACATCTCCCTTCAATCGTTTGAATGTCTTCCTCTGTTAAGTTTAGATATTTGTAAATATTCTCATCATCTACTTTTTCTAATTTCGAAAAATCTATATGTGGGATTAAAGAAAATGTGTTTTTACTTA